AAACTTCTATTCATTACTTCTTTTTCTTTTTTAAATTATCCACAAAAGTAACAGGGTTAGCATATTTTTTATTTGCTAAACCACCTGCAAACATAGTGACTTTAGCGAGTGGACTTTCTTTTTCTTTTTTATTTTCTTGTCTAAGTTTTTCTTTAATTTTTTTTATCTCTTTATTTTTTTGTTTTTCATTTTCTTTTATTTTTTCAAGTCTTTGTTTTGCAAAGTTTTCAAGCCTAGCTTCTTTTAATTTTTCACGTTCAATTTTTTCTTCCATTTTTACTTCTTCTAATTTCATCATTAATTGAAGTTTATTCATTATTCTACTCCTTATTTTTTGGAGGTAATATCATTACTCCACCTGATGCTTCTACTTGTACCTTCTCGGTCTTAATTAAACCTACTCTGTCTAGCAGTTCCTTGCTTGCTGAGAGCTTGTCTCGTATGCCAAGCTGGGTAGGGTCATCCACACCACTTACCATAGCCACAGCAGCCTTAGGTGCGTTTCTACCCATATATAGTTGTGTAGCTTCCATAATTTCTTCTTTAAGAGACTTTATTATATCTGTTGTGCTAGATGTTTCAGAGTATCCTGCAAGAACTTTAGCCTGTGCAACATCTCCACCTGCACCATCAAACAGTACATCAAGAAACTTTTGTTGTCTTTCAGTTAGTTGCCTGCTCATATTGGTATACTTTCCCTGTGATATTGTCTATCAACGATTGCTATTAAACGTTTAGCTCTATTTTTTGTTTGCTTAAACCATCTAGAATCTTCCATTTCGTCTGCCATTTTACACCAATCTAAATCTTCTACAGCAGCAATCATATTTTTAAATTTGGATAGTCTAGGTCTACCTAATTGAAAACACATATTTGCTAATACGTGTTGTATATCATCAGGTAGATTATCAAATTGAGAGAATAATAGGTTACAATCTTTTATAGTTGTTTCTATATCTCTCTCAAACCATTCATTAACTTGTTCGTTAGGCACTTTTGTTCCCACAGGTTTACCATAGTAATCTGTATCTAATTCAGTAATTAAATGCCCAATTCCCCCAGTTAAATGATTTTCTGAACAATAATACAATTCATATTTAATTCCTTCGTCATTAGCTAATTCGTCTTGTAGTTTAATTAAATTCATTTGTTTTCCTTACATACATAAATCTTGATACTTGGTTGTATGAAGTCTATGTTTTGATAAATCTCTACTAGGATTTTTAAATAACCATCTAAACCAATCTAACATTATTTTTTCCTTAACATTTTTGCTGCTTGACCTACACCTTTAATTCCAAACGATGCACTAATTGCTATATATAATAGGTATTGATACCAGTCAGGCAAAGCACTTAATACTTGAAATCCGTCTCGTACATACTCCCTCATTCCGGGAATAAACACAAGTATAGCAGGAGCTAACAAAACAACTAACGCAAATTCGTCTTTCCAAGAATCCACCGTAGCATCTGCCATCTTACCTTCCCACGCAACTTCGCCTGCTGCGACTTTCTCTGCAACAGTAGCACGAGCTTTAGCTTCTGCAACCTTCGCTTCTCCGTCTGCCTTTGTTTTTGCAAGTTTATTTTCAAACCAAGTGCCTGCTAGATTTGCTATAGGTCCTATAAGTGCTGTAAACATTATTTTCCTTTACTAAACTTTGAGTCTATCCAACATTTGCCATAATATAAAATAAATAACCATAGTGTAAATAATACACCTTCTACGTAACTTAGTTCATTCCATGCATCTAATACCATATTATCCATTATAATCTCCTAATTCCTTCTTTTTCTTGTTTTTTCCTTAGAGCTATTACGTGCTTGTTGAATAGATAATTTCCTAGCTTCAGCAGCGGCTTCGCCAAGCTTAGATACAATACGTCTTTTTTCATCTAAATCTCGCCGTTTTTTTAGCAATCGTTTTGGGCTGCTTAGAAAACTGTCTACCTGCTCTAGTTGCTTTGCGTTTAGCAGCCGAACTGGCTGAGTATTCAGAACTAGAAAGAGCCTTAATTGCTTTTTCAGGTAGATAACGTTCACCGGTAGCCTTTGACCCCTGTGTACTAGGCTTGCCACTTTTGGTTCTCCACTTTTGTTTTGTCCAATTTACTAGTGACTTTTGTGATGCTTTCATATGCTTCTTTAATCTCTTCTATTGTTCTGTGGCATCCTATACAGATATCATCTTGCAATTTACAGACACCTATACATGATGTCACTTTTTACCTATACTTCTTAAACTTTCCATAACATTATCTATATTAGGTTCTTTACTGTTAGGATTGTAAATACACTTATATTGTTTAGGGCAATTAGATTCATACATTAATGTGTATGTTTTATTTCCACCCTGATATATACAAGCTTGTTTATTTGTGTATTTTGATTTAAGTATCTTTTTTAATCTACAAGTTGTATATTTCTTTTTAAGTATTTTACCTTGTTGTAATAGTTGTTGTTTAGTATATGGTTTAGGTACATACTTATATGTATCAGCATAAGACTTACTTGTAAATACACTAGCTAGTAATAATAAAAAGCCACCTACTATTGCTACTAAAAATAACCAAGCAACTCCTTCACCTAACTGTCTTCTTAATTGTTGTTGCTTATAAATAGTCTGTTGTCTTTGTTTTCTAATCTGTCCTTCCATCTGTAGGAGTTCATCATAAGCTCCCGGACCATGTGTCATATTTAGAAATACCTTGAGTTCATACCTCTGTTCCTCAAGTTTCTTCTTAGCTGCGTATGCCGCCATTGCCGCTTCTTCAATAGAACCTGCTTTAAAAAGTTTACCAAAAAGAGGTGGGTTCTTAGCTTGTTTCTCAGCATTGTCAACATCAGATACTGCTCCCATCCATCTGCCAATATCTCCTGACATTTGTTCTATGTCTCTTCCAACTGCAAACCCTGCCTTGATAGCAGAAAATGCTTTTGAAGCAACACCTACTGCTACTGATATAGTTACTGGGTCCATTATCTTTTCCTTATGGGTTTACAATATGCTGTTATACTTAAATTAGGTCCTTCCTGTTGTGGTATTGAAGGTTGTGCCTGTAATCTTTCTGCAAAGTATAGGCATCTATCTATGTCTTCAAAGGTTTGTGTTTGGTCTACTACTCTTATTCCCATCATAAACACTAACACAAACTCAATCATTTACACAGGTACTCCTTGTACCTCCTCTTGTTCGTGACACTCACAAGTACATTCGTCACAATCACAATCATAACATTCACAAGTCTCACATCTTTTTTTATTTTCTTTTGTCATGTGCTTTCTTTAATTGTTCTTTTGCTCGTTTTGCGAGAGCTGCTTGCTCCCTCTTCCCAGATACTTTGGCTCGTTGTTCAAGGACTGTAAGTATTTGTATCTTTCTCGCATATGGCTTATTAATTCTTTTAACTTTTGCAATGGTTGCTTTGGCATCTGCGACTGTAGCGAACTTGATGCTAACTGTGTCTTTAGGGTTTTCATCCGTGTATAATCGCCTACCTGACCCTTTCGGTTTTTTACCTGTGCCCAACTTGGGGTCACGTTTTTTCCTTTTTTTTTCAGTCATTATCCCCTATAACCACCACCTGCTGCCTTATAGGCTTTGGCTACCATCTGTGCCTTTCTTGCAGACCATTGACCCGGAGAGCCACCTTTGCCTCCTGCTTTGATACGATTAAATATACTTTTACGTAGAGAAGGTTTCGTATAGTTACCTGCTTTATTTACAGTGCTACCACCTTTGTTTAGTTTTAATTTAGATAGAGTTTTAGCCTGACCTGCATGAGCTTTACTAGCTTTGCGTAATTTACTTGCTACTTTTTTTATTGTTCTTTTTGCCTTTACTGACATTTGTATCCTCATATAAATTATTAAATGTTACAGATGGGTCTAAATAAGATTCGTGTGACTCTGCCGAATGTGTCCATTGTGATGGCAGAAAATCAGGAGCACCTTCTCCTGTAACCCACAGAGCAGGACTTGTAGCTCTGACTCTGTTATTTGGTAGGGCAACAATGTTACCTGTCCATTTTCCTGCATCTAATAGATACAATACGTGTGATTGTTTATGCTGTGCAGGGTCATCTGCTATGTCACTGTCTGTGTAGTCAACAGTGAACATATATCGTGCAGTGTAAAAATCATTTGCTATCTTGCATAGCCAAGGAGAAGAACTGACTCTATCCATAACAATAATGCTATGATGTCTGGATTCACAATCCCAAGGTTGACACAAATGGTCTTCCATTGGCTCTGCCCATTCATCTACAGGTATGTCGGCTACAAGTGCCTGTATCGGCATTCTTGCCCACATTGCACCACCATGAACATTATTCTTCTCATCACAACCTGTGAATACAACCTGAAAGCTCAATGACCTGTCAGGTATGGTGTTTACTGCAAATGCTAGTGCGTGTAGATACTCACCATGATAATTAAGGTGATTACAAGTAAACTCTCTACGCACCCAACATTTAAAGTGAGGTACGTTACTTATGAGATAAGACATTACTTACGTCTTCTTGCTGCTCCACCTTTAGCCATGTATTTGG